AAAATCTTTTTTTTATGAAGGACCAGATGTTCCAGCAAAAAAAATATACCCCCATAACTTTTTATCTCAATACGTAATTAATTTTTATTATCAAGTTTTTGATCATTATTTAAATTGGAATAGAATTAAAGATTATCAATGTAGCTTATCATCTGTATGGATTAACAAAATGAAAGAGCATGAGTATAATCCCGTGCACGTTCATCAAGGTACTTTATTTACTGGATTATCTTCAGTTCTTATTGTATCTATACCTGAAAGTTATGGCGTAGAGTATTCGTCTCCGGACCAACCTTTAAATGGTCAGTTAACGATACTAGGTTCGTCTTCAGGCATGTTTGCAAACATAGATTATCAACCTGCAAATATAAAACCAGGGGACTTATTTATATTTCCTTATGATATGAGACATACGGTATACCCTTTTAACGGAACAGGTGAAAGATTAACTATTGCGGCTAACATGGATGTTTTTTTTGACCCCATTAAAAATAGAGGAGTAACTTAATGTACGACAATATAAAGATAACCGAACCTAAATGGAAAAGTTGGATAATAGAAACAAAAACTCCATTATTTACACCAGATCAATGTAGACAAGTTATAGAAGCAGGCAGACGTCAACCACCACGACAAGCAAAAGTAGGAATGGATAGACCTGAAGGTGGTGTAGATACAAAAAAAAGAGTTACAACAATATCATGGATACCCTTTAAAGAGATGGAACACATGTATCGTGATCTTAATAGCTTTATACAAAAAGCAAATAGAAATCATTTTGGTTTTGGAGATATTAGAATTACAGAAAATGCACAGTTTACAGAATACCCTGAAGGAGGATTTTATGATTGGCATATGGATTGTGATGTAAACATGTCTCACGAACCACCCGTAAGAAAAATATCCATGACTGTATTATTAAATGATCCTTCAGAGTTTGAAGGCGGACATTTAGAATTAACAGCACCTGGTAAATTTGCAAAACTTACACAAGGACACGCGGTTGCTTTTGCGTCGTTTTTAAATCACAGAGTTGCACCAGTAACTAAAGGCATTAGACAGTCTTTAGTTGTTTGGTTTGGAGGAAAACCATTTAAATGATTAAAGAACATTTTTTTCCAACCATTATTTACGCACAAGATATTCAATTAGATAATAAAACTTTATCTAATGATATAATAGTGTGGTCTCAAAAAGAAAAAGGTCTAAAGAAAACAAATGTTAAAGGCTGGCATAGTGATACTAATATGCATCAGTTGCCACAATTTAAATCTTTAGTAGATCAATTGTTTTTAGTTATTCAAGATGTTTGGAAAGAAGAACAATTAGATAAACAACCTGTATTGGGAAACATGTGGGCAAATATAAATTATCCTGGTAGTTATAATAGACCCCACGTTCATCCTAATTCTTTATTTAGTGGAGTTTATTTTGTCCAAGCAAATGAAGCTTCTGGTAAATTGGTTTGCAATGATCCACGCCCAGGAGTTCAGACAAATAAACCTCTTAGAAAAAATAAATTACCCCAACAGTTATGGAATGAATGCCATTTAGCTCCTATTCCTGGGAGAGTTATTATGTTTCCGGCTTGGTTATGGCACTGTGTGGAACCCAACGAATCTAATGATTTAAGAATTTCCGTAAGCTTTAATTTTCTTCAGAAAGGTTTTGAATAATGTTTGATAAATATCAAGTAATTAAAAAAGCAATTAGCTATGAATTAGCTAACTTTGTATTTAACTATTTTTTACTTAAACGGGACGCGGTTAAATTTATGTACGATAATAATCTTATGTACGACACAGGCCTGTTAGGCACATGGAAAGATCAACAAATTCCAAATACTTATTCTCATTACGCTGACCCTGTAATGGAGACTTTACTGGTAAAAGTATTACCCGTAATGCAAAATGAAACCGCGCTAAACCTATGTCCTACTTATTCCTACGCCAGGTTATATAAACATGGGGACGAATTAAAAAGACATAAAGACAGGCCAAGCTGTGAAATATCCACTACTATAAACTTAGGTGGTGACCCTTGGCCCATATTTATAGATGGTACAGGAGCGGATTCTGTAATAGATGAACGTAAAAATATACATAAACCTAACGCTCCCAAAGGCACTAAAGTCCTACTTGATGTTGGCGATATGCTAGTATATAGTGGATGCGAATTAGAGCATTGGAGAGAACCTTTTGAAGGAAATGTTTGCGGACAAGTATTTCTTCATTATAACCATGTAAATGGTCCTTTTGCTGAAAAAAACAGGTTCGACAAAAGGCCGATGTTAGGTATTCCAACAATGGGGAATACATAATATGATGGAGTTATATGTTACAAAAGATAGGTTTTTTACCTGGATTCAATAAACAAGTTACAGCTACTGGAGCGGAAGCTCAATGGACCGGAGGCGAAAACGTTCGTTTTAGATATGGAACGCCTGAGAAAATAGGTGGTTGGAATCAATTAGGAGAAAGTAAATTAACAGGTGTAGCTAGACAGATGCACCATATCGTAACTAAAGAATCTCAAAAATTTTCTATTATAGGAACTAATCGGATTTTATATGCTTATACCGGTGGAGTATACTATGACATACATCCTATTAAAACTAATTTTGGAACTTCTTATGGAGCCTTTACTTGTAATTTTTCTAGTGGCCAACCAACGGTAACAATTACTTTTTCTGGAGGCGCTTCTACAAGTGGTATGTCTCAAGGAGATATATTATTTATGACTGAGTTTACTGGAGGTGCAGGAACAGGATTTTCAGCAACAGATTTTGATGACAAAAAATTTATGATTACTTCAGTAGATTCTACTACTCAAGTAACAATAACTATGGATAGTAATTCTAGTGCCACTACAACAGGAACTTTAAAAGTTCAATGGTATTATCCCGTAGGACCTGCTGAACAAATAGGAGCTTATGGATGGGGTATATCTTTATGGGGTGGTAAGGTTTTAGGATCAACTACAACTACGTTGACTGCTCCAGGTTTAAATGATGATCCCAATGGTACAGGTGGATCAGGAACTACAATTAATGTTGGAAGTACAACAGGATTTCCCTCTTCAGGAACAAATTATTTTCAAGTAGGTGGTGAAGAAATTTCTTATACAGGTGTAACTGCTACAAGTTTTACAGGTATTACAAGAGCAGTTAGAGGTTCAACTCGAGCTGCACATAGTGGAGGAGCAACTATAACTAATACATCTAGTTGGACAGGATGGGGATCAGCTGCAGCTAACACTGACAAAGTAACGGATCCAGGACTATGGTCTATTGATAATTTAGGAGATAATGTTATTGCTTTAATTCATAATAGCGCTGTCTTTGAATGGGATGCGGCAGCGACTAATGCCACAACCACAAGAGCAACTATTATTACAGGAGCACCAACAGCCTCACGTGATATGTTGGTATCCACACCGGATCGTCACTTAATTTTATTTGGAACAGAGACAACTATTGGAGATACAAGTACCCAAGATGATATGTTTATAAGATTCTCAAATCAAGAAGATATAAATACATGGGCGCCATCAGCAACCAATAGTGCTGGTACACAAAGACTGGCCGCCGGATCACGGATCATGGGAGCTAAACTAGGAAGAAACGCTATTTATGTATGGACGGATACCTCATTATTCACCATGCGTTTTGTGGGAACTCCATTTACTTTTGCCTACGAACAAGTAGGAACTAACTGTGGATTGATTGGAATGAACGCAGCAGTAGAAGTAGATGGAGCAGCTTACTGGATGTCCGAAAACGGATTCTTTAAATATTCTGGTAATCTACAATCAATGGACTGTTTGGTTGAAGACTATGTTTATGATGATCTTAACAAAACGTCTAACCAATTAATATACTGTGGTCTTAATAACTTGTTTGGTGAAATTATGTGGTTTTTTCCAACGTCCACTTCAAACGTAGTAGATAGAGCTGTTATGTATAGTTATTTAGATTCTACTGCTGAAAGACCAATATGGTTTACTAATGCCAGCACATTATTTAGAAGAACTACGTGGCAAGATTCAGCTGTATTTGGTTTACCCCACGCCACAGCCTATGATGCTGGAGACGATGCATCTTTTGACGTTACTGGTAACACTGAAGGAAGCACTATATACTATGAGCATGAAACAGGGGTCAATCAACAAACTTCGGGTGGAGTAATTGCAGCTATACCAGCTAATATATTATCAGGAGATTTTGATATTACTCAAGATCAACAAAGAGGAATTACTTTTAGAGGAGATGGAGAATTTATTATGAGAATTAGTAGATTTTTACCTGACTTTATATCTCAATCAGGGACTGCAATAGTCTCATTAGACTTAAGAAATTATCCTAATCAATCAGCTGTAAGCTCGACATTGGGTCCTTTTAATGTTACAACCAGCACTACGTATCAATCGTGCAGGGCACGAGCAAGAGCCGTCGCTGTTAAAATATCAAACACGGCTGTAGATTCGAATTGGAAACTAGGTACATTTAGATTAGATGTACACGCAGGAGGAAGAAGATAATGCCATTTAAATCAGAAAAGCAAAGACGCTATATGCATGCTAACTTACCCAAGATTGCAAAGAGATGGGAAAAAGATTATGCAAGTGGTGGTATTGCTAGACTAGGTTTTGCTAATGGTAATCTGGCATTTGCTAGACAACAAATGACCATGCCTCAAAATTACTACAAGACTCCTTTTGAAGGAGCTAGAACAATTGATACATATAAAAATGTAGATCCTTATCGAATGAATTATTTAAATGACGATCTTCCTAATACTTATAGAAGTCAATCTATGCTTCCAGGTATCCAACAAAATAATATGATATCTAATATGCAAAAAATGAAACCTGTGGCATTAGATATTATGACAGGGCAATATATGCCAGGAATTAGTCCGCACTATGGGGGATATAATTCAATTGATCCTTTTGGAAATATACAAATGGGTTTAGAAAAAGATGATATTAGATCTGGGGCACAAGTTCAAAAGCAACCAGCTTGGTATAACAAAATGTTTAATAAAGTTGGTCAAGGTATAACAGGTTTAACAAATAAAATGGGGGATATGTTTTCAGGTGGAAAAAATTTAGGCGCTAATATTATAGGAATGGCTATGGGTATTCCAGGATTAGGTGCCCTATTGGGAAACATAAGACCAGACACTCCTTATGAAAAATTTCAAAAACAAATGTTTTCAGATATGTATGGTGGACATGATTTTGGTAATAAAGATCCTTTTGGAAAAAATGTTAGATCTCTGTTTGGGGATTATGATGTAAGAGAACAGTTTGAGGATTTAGCGGGAAGTAAAATTGGAGAAAAATATGGTTATGAAGCAGCCATGGCAGATGGAGTGGTTACTGACGAAGAATTAGAAGAGATGAAAGAAAAAGGATTAAAAGGATTTCAATTAGAAAGATTTCAAGCGTTAGCTGCCGCTAACAAAAGAGCCAAAGATTGGAAAGATAAAAAGAAAAAAGAAAAACTTTTAACAAACAAGATGAAGGACATAGAGACTCTAACTACCACTGGTGGTAAAACTCCAACCTTTACCGGAGGTGCAGGTCAAGGAGAAAAAGGATCATGGACTCCTGGAGGTACATATAGTGGAGGTTCACAAGGGTCTATAGGACCATCTCTACATGGTGGAAGTAGTTTTTCTGGCAATCGCTCAAGCTCAACCGGCCGATCAAGGGGTAGTCATCATTTCGCTCAAGGAGGCATAGTAAGTCTATGGCCAAGATAGTACAATCATTAACCCGAGCGAGCACAGAATATAGAGAAGACGTAGCACAATCTTTAGTTAGAGATTTAGATGCTGTCTTAGAAAAATTAAATAGTACATTTCAAGAAGAATTAAAACAGGAGATAGAAGCTAGAAGTTTCTTTTTAGATTAATGGCAGTAGTAAACCAATA